AGCTGACCTCACAGAAGAACAGGCGAATGCGTACAGGCTTGCTGATAACAAGCTCAACGAGAGTGACTGGGACATGGAGCTGGTGATTGAGGAGCTGAAGGGGTTGGAACCAGCGATGATTGATCTTACTGGGTTTGATCTAACGGGAATTACCCTAGACGGATATGACACCGAGTTTTCTCTACCCGATGGCGACAAGCAACCATTTCAGCAGATTACGTTCACACTAGCCGATAGACAGGTAGAAATAATCAAAGAAGCTATTGCTGAAATAAAGAAAAGCGAGGAATTTACCCATTGTGAAACATACGGGAATGAGAATAGCAACGGAAACGCATTATTTACGCTAGTATTATTATGGGAAGGGCAAAGGACATAGAGGTAAGGGTTATCCCGTCAAAAGTAGCCAATGAATTTGTTAAGGAACACCATTACTCGGGCAAGGTTGTACAGAATAGCAACCTGCATTTTGGTTGTTTCTTAGATGGATTCCTTCATGGGGTGATGAGTTTTGGTAGCCCACTTGATAAACGAAAGGTACTTGGGCTTGTAGTAGATTCGGACGGTCAACACTGTAAGTGGAATGAGATGCTGGAATTGAACAGAATGGCGTTTGATGATGTATTGCCAAAGAATAGTGAAAGTAGGTGCATTGCTATTGCGGTTCGGTTATTACGCAAGAACGCACCACACATACGCTGGATACTTTCGTTTTCAGATGGCACACAATGCGGCGATGGTACGATTTATAGAGCTAGTGGGTTTAATCTTGTAGGGATAAAGCCTAATAGTAGTTTGCTCGTTTTTCCTAGCGGAGATATAATCGCAGCTATGACAATTGAAGCTAATTTTACTTTAAGCATAATAAAGAAGCAGTCTAGATATTTAAACATTGAACATAAGTACAGAACGAGAAACGAATGGTTAAAGCTTGGAGCTGAAAAACTAAAAGGGTACCAGTTGAAATACGTCTATTTAATAGACAAAAATTGCAAATTGACAGCCCCTATTCTCCCCTTCAGCAAAATAGATGAAATGGGGGCTAGGATGTATAAGGGTGAAAAGATAAATAATGCGTTAGAAGCATAAAAGTAATGCGATCCTATTCCATAGGAAAGAAGGCGGGGTAGTACCGACCCTAACGCTCCAGTTGTATATGAAAATAGCAAACTATTAAGCTAAACTAATGGCAAAAAAAAACGAAGCCAATGTCAATAAATTAAAGCATGCATTCTCTATAGGTGCAGACGTTACTACAGCCTGTGCATATGCAGAAATAAGCAGAGAAGCATTTTATACATGGTGCAAGAAGGACAAGGGTTTAAAAGAGGAACTTGACAGATTGCGGGAAAAGCCTGTTTTAAAGGCATTTAATACCGTTTTTCGGGAGTTGGACAAGGTTGAAAATGCGAAGTGGTACCTTGAGAAGCGAAGAAGGGAGGAGTTTGGAAAGAAGGTAGGCATAGAGATGGACATGAGAGAGGGTGAAGATAAGCTGAAAGCACTAGAAGAGGCTATCAAACAAGAAAAGAAGGATGGTTGATTACCACACTCTTGCAGAAGTCTTTGACATCAACAACAAGAAGGTAGACTTGTCGCCAGTTCAGCTTGAGATATTTAAAAGCATTGTCTCGAGAAAGAGCCACAGAGTTATATGTATTCTTCCAACACAGTATGGAAAGTCTTTTACAGTAGCCCTCGCTGTTATTACACGGGCTATGATTTTTGCTGGAGAGAAATGGATTATTGTTGCTCCAAGTGAAAAGAAAGCAAGGGTGATTATGAACTATGTCATCAATCATATATTCGACTTCAGTGTTTATGCCGCAAAGCTTGATACAGACAATAAGGAGAGGCTCAAGAAGGAGCAGAGCAAGAAACGAATCACACTCCTTAACGGATCAAGCATTGAGATATTAACTCTGGACGCCAGAAACTCGAAGAAGAAGAACGAGGCTGCAATGGGTCATGGAGCGCCAAACATTATCCTTGATGAGAGTAGTCTTGTTGATGACGTGCTATATGCGTCAGTGAAACGTATGCTTGGAGGGCATAAGGATAACTTCCTCTTTGAGATTGGAAACCCGTTCTACCGTAACCACTTCTACAGGACATTCACACACGATGAGAACTATGAAAAGATCTTTGCTGACTACAAGACCGCACTAGGCGAAGGAAGGTTTACCGAGAGCTTCATTGATGAGATGCGCAAGGAGGCAATGTTTGATGTGTACTACGAGTGCAAGTTTCCAGATGAGTCGACAATTAATGCGGACGGGTATCGGTCCATGTTCCCAAGCTCTATCGTGGAAATTAAGAATGGAACTCACCAGGGCAAGAAGAGGCTAGGGGTAGATGTTGGTGGAGGAGGAGATAAGACTGTGTTTGTTCTTCGTTCTGATACATACTCCGAAGTTATTGATGCTTACAAGACCCCAGACATTATGAGTATTGTCGGAAGAGTGTTTGAGCTTTCAAATGAACACGGTGTATATGCAAACGAAATCTACATTGATGATACTGGTATAGGCCGTGGTGTGAGCGACAGGCTGAAAGAGCAGGGCCACAACATTAACCAGGTGGTTGTTGGGAAGAAGGCAAGCACTAAAAGATATGCTAATATTAAGGCAGAGATAACCCACAAATGTATGCAATGGATAAAGGAGGGTGGAGTTCTTGGCAGCAGCCAGTTCTCAAAACTCACCGAGATATTTTACAAGGTCCAGAGCGACAAGCGTATCCAGATTGAACCGAAAGATAGGTTGCGCGCACGGATAGGACATAGCCCTGATGAACTTGATGCTCTATTTCTTACCTTTGCAGCTCCTCGACAGATTCAAACTTGGGCATCAAAGCCACAAGGTTTTTAATGTGTTACAAATATGCGGTATAATAGACTTATATATATTATCGGCTTCCTTCGGAAATTCTTTTCATTGAAGCCTCACTACTATCTTTGCGGGGTATGCCGATTTCGGAAAGCTACAGAGACTCGTATTGAACACCGCGGAAGATTCGTCAATAGCCGCTACCTTTGCTCTACATGTGATAAACAAAAATAATGATTCATAAAGAAAAAGACACTATCCGCATTGACCGATATAACAAGTATCAAAAGCTTTACGATGGCGATCACGCTATTGCCTTTAATGAAAAACTACACAACCTCAACAAGGAGAACCTTATTTATATCGTACAAAACCTCTGTGCTGTTATATCTAACATATCTGCAGACTATCTCGTTGGGTCTGGTGTAATGGTTGTAGCTGAAGACGAGTCTCAGCAGGATATTATCGATACACTCAATTCAGACATCAACTCTGATGCACTAATCTATGAAGCAGCACTTACTAGTGCCTATATGGGTGATGTTATCTTTCTTATTCACCAGTCAGACGACGAAGACTCGATAGAGTATTCAGTTGTGTCACCAGAGAAGTATTATCCAATCTATGACGGCGCACATTCCAATAGTGTTGTAGGGTTTGAGCTTCATCACAACTTTGAAGAAAATGACGTTGACTATGTTCTTATAGAGACATACACAATCGGGAAGATTGAGCGCTCACTGTTTGCAAAGGACAAAGAGACTGGAGACCTTACTGACGTACCTCTTGGTCGAATATTCCCAGACATGGAAGAAGAACAGAACACAAATATTGACTTCCTACCAGTCGTTCACATTAAGAACTTCTCAACCGCTGGCTCACGATGGGGTATTTCTGATCTAAAGAATATTGAGTCACTACAACACGCACTCAACAACCGACTTTCACAGATCGATACGATTCTTGATAAGCATGCAGATCCTAAAATGATTGTTCCCCAAGGGACTTTAAACCAGAATGGAGAAATCGATCGAGGAGACATGGAGTTGTTTGAGGTGCCATCAGGGGAAGATGGAATGGTGAAGCCTGAATATATTACATGGAATGCCAACCTTAAGGAGGCGTTTGAGGATATTGATATGCTTATTAAACAAATAGCACGTGTAGCAGAGATACCACTTACACTTCTGGGTATGGATAATGGTGGGGCAATTGAGAGCGGGGTTGCCATTCAGTTGAAGTACGCCTCACTCCTAAAGAAAATAGAGCGGAAGAAGGCATACTTTAGACGAGGTGTTGAAGACCTTTATGAGAAAGTCCTGAAGGCAAGCGGTGTATCGGACCCATCTGTAAGTGTTGACTTCGGAAACTCACTACCAGAAAACAGAGTTGAGGAGCTTACTATTACTGACCAACGGATTGCTAACGGAACACTTTCTAAGATTGATGCTATCAAGCGCCTAGACAAGATTGATGAAGAAGAGGCAACTGGTCGTCTTGCAGAGATCGAGAAGGATCGCCCACGACTTATAGAAAACACACCACCACGAGTTACACTTCCTAGTGAAGAATAATGGTCAAATCACCTAAGATATTTCTAAAGCCAGAAACTCGTGATCTCGCAGTTGAGCAACTAACCGAG